GCGTTTGATACATTGCAGTACCTCGGTATTCCAATTCACGTTTGCCCAGGTATGTATGATGACGCTTTGGTTCTTACATACGAAGAGAATTTGGTAGTAGGTTCTAACTTGAACACTGACTACACCTCGGCTCAGTACATTGACGCGTGGCAGTTTGACGGATCAGACCAGGTAAAGATCGCTATGCGATTTGGTACTGGTATGCAAGTCGGAGTACCAGCAGATGTAGTTGTTGGAGCGTATACAGGAGTAATTACAGATTAATTTTAAGGTCATGGCTTGTACTATAGCAAATGGAAGAATTGTAGATTGCGCTGACTCAGTTGGTGGAATTAACCGCGTTCTTATTAGCGCAGGATACGAGGAAATGACCAGTAACGCTGCCTTTACAGCAGCCAACGATACAGTCTCAGCCATCGGAGCGCAAACGTTTTTTACGTTTGAACTTCGCCCTGAATTGTCTAGTTTGACTGTAAACTATCAGGCTGACAAGGCCAGCGGAACTACGTTCTTTGAGCAGGTTCTTAGCTGTACTTTTCAGAATCTAGATGTAACTGATCTGGCTGACATTAAAGCACTTTGTCAAGGCCGCCCTAATATCTGGGTGCTTGATAACATGGATAAGTGTTGGCTGCTCGGTGCAAAATACGGTTGCAATGTAACTGGTGGAAACATCCAGACAGGTACAGCGTTTGGTGATATGAATGGTTTCACGATTGACTTCACAGCGCGTGAAGAGAATCCAATCTTTTTGGCTACTGCATCTACCGTTGGTGTTGCAGGTGCTGATTACCCATTGGATAATGTAACGAACGCGACAGTGAATCCACAGCCATAAAGTTTTGGTTAGGTATATGTAGAGGAAAGGGGCGGCAATTTAGCTGCCCTTTTTTCATTTAAACAATTTCGGAAAACGTATATAAATAAGTATGATCCAGATTACTAATGCCAACGTTGAGCAAGTCTTTAGTTTAAAACTAGATGGCTACAGCGCAACGCTAGTAACAGAAGTAAACGTAATTTTTACGAACCAACTTACAGGGCTTGAAAACACTTTGGGATCTAGTACAGTACAAACAAACGGCAGATACCAGGAAATTACAATTAAACCGCCTGCGGCACCATTGCAGATGGTAGAAGGTTTGTACATGGTCACGATTAAAAACAGGTATAATACCGTAACTTACGCAACACGCCTAGCCTTTGTTTCATCTGTTCCTGCGTTTAAGGAAGCATCTTTTACTGCATACGAAGAACAAGATCAAACGGCCTATAACGTATACGTCAAATGAAGAAGCAATTTTTTAACGTCCTAAATTACCAGTCGAGTAACACACCTCAATTTATTGAGAGTCAGAACCGCGAATGGGTAGATATGGGAAAGGATAATCTTTACCCACACTACCTGGAAGAACTGTACGTTAGTAGCAGCATCCATAGCGCGGTAGTAAAGGGTGTTGCAGAAATGATCTACGGTGAAGGGCTAGATGCGATCTACAAGGATTTTAATATTGATCAGTGGCTAAAGGTGCAGCAAATCTTTGGCGATCAGAAATGCTTAAAGCGTTGCAGCCTGGACTTAAAACTTTATGGTCAGTGCTATTTTAATATTATTTGGAGCGTAGACAGAACTACAATCTCCGAAATACATCATGTGCCAGCAGCAACGATCCGTGCAGGAATAGCTAATGATGAAGATGTAATTACTACTTTTTACCATAAGGCAGATTGGAGTGACAACAAAGAGCCACAGGCTATACCAGCGTTTAGCACTTCTGATCGTACAGCAGCCAGCCAATTGTTGCATATCAAATTGTATAATCCTCTAAGTTTTTCGTACGGGCTTCCAGATTATTTAGGCAGCACAAACTATATCGAAGTAGATTCATCTTTGGGCGAGTATCATTTGAACCAAATTAATAATGGCTTTTTCCCCAGTACAATTTTAAGTTTCAATGATGGCGTACCTACTGAGGATGAGCGAGCAGAACTAGAAAGGCTGATCTATAACAAGTTTGGCGGTGCATCTAATGCAGGTAAAATTCTGATGACTTTTAATGACTCAGCAGAAAACGCACCAACTGTAGAAAGTTTTAACATAAGTGACGCGCACAATGTATTCGACTATTTGAGCAAAGAGGTAGTAGTAAAAATTCTATCAGGTCACAGAGTTACCAGCCCCTTGCTTTTTGGAATCAGAAATGAAGGCGGTGGCTTTGGTTCAAATGCAGATGAACTAAAGGACAGCTACGATTTATTTTACAATACAGTTGTATTGCCTTTCCAGCGTTTAATGCTGGACGGACTACGCCCTGTATTTGCCGCAGCAGGCATCACCCTGGATCTGTACTTCAAGCCTTTACGCCCAGCTAGTTTCCTTACGGTTGAGAATCTTTGGGGCCAGGCCAATTCCGCAGATACAGGTGATAAAGATGCCAGCTATAATGGCGCACAGATTGCATCGGCTGTAGAGGTATTGGTTAAAGTCAAAGAAGGTATTTTGACAGAGGAACAGGCTAAGGTATTCTTGGTGCAGATGCTTCAGTTTACGCCAGAGGTAGCCGAAGCATTGTTTGTGCAAGGCATTGACGCAATAGCCCAGGTCGAGCAAGAAGAAGAATCAGACGAGGCAGTTGCAGAAACGCAAATGTCTAAAAAAAAAAGTGGTGACGATTGGCTGCCCCAGTTAAGGGAAAGGGCCAGGGAAGTACCAGAGCATTTTACACTTTGGAAATCTGAACAGGTGATCGACGCACAATTTGATCATGATTTGCACGAAGCAAAGATGCGCCTGTTCTACACGGAGTACAGTAATTACGATGATGTCAGCCCTGAGCGCGATATTGTAAGCAGGGATAATTACTATTTTGCTGTGCGATACCGATATGAGGAAACGGCACAAACGGCACCAGTAAATCCTAACTACAAAACGAGAGATTTTTGTGAAGAGATGATGGAACTATCAAACGATGGTTTAGAATTTCGATATGAGGATTTAATTGAAATGGGTGATGATGGAGTAAACGGAGATTTTGCGCCAGCAGGTGAACGCAGCTACAGCATCTTTGATTGGAAAGGGGGCGTATACTGTAGGCATGGCTTTGTCAGAATGATTTATATCTACGCACCAGAAGGTGAACTAGCTGAAGTGGATGATCTAGAATTTGAAGGAGCCTGGGAAGATGTCATGCGCAACGTAGGTAACAACTTTGAAATTGAACAGCCAGGTTTTGAACTGGTAGCACCCATTGATACTGCAAGCAGAGGATCTTTAAAATACGGATAATGGCAACCACACTATACATAAGTTCTACCCTACTAAAAAGGGACACGGCATTAGGCAGCGCAGTAGATGACAACCTGCTTCAGCCTTACATTAAGATTGCCCAGGATCGCTGGATACTTCCAGCTTTGGGTACGCAACTAGCAGATAAAATTTCTTCTGATATAGATAGTAATTCAATTACAGGTGTATACGAAACATTACTAGAAGATTACATCCAGCCATGCCTGGTACAATTGGCATTTGTGGAAGTTGCTTTTGTAGTGCGCCTTCGATTTGCAAATAATAGTGTAGTAGTAGGCAACAGCGAAATGGGTCAAAGCGCATCTATGCAGGATATACGCAAAGTAGTAGAGCAATCACAAGAAATAGGGATGTTCTACCGAGAGCGTTTAATCGACTACTTGCAATTTAATTCAGGCAGCTTTCCCGAATACACGGCAAACACAGGAAGCGACCTTTCACCATCAGCACGAAACTATTTTGGAGGACTCAACGTATACCCAAGACTCACGACGAACAACCAAATCAAAGCGTGGGCTAACGCAGTTGGAATCAAATACTTTAACCGATAAACCACGAGGTTATTTTGGAAGTAGAAATAATGACAACGAGTTAAAGCTAAAAATCTACCTGAACAAATGGCAACAAAAATAACGGACTTAACAGAACTGACCACTACGCCAGGTAATGATGATGTTCTGCACATTGTAGACATCAGCGATACTACAGGAGGTTCTGCTGGTACCAGTAAAAAAATTAAGGTCAGCACTTTGCCCAGCGGTGGAGGTGGTGGATCAGGCACTGTTACCAGTGTTGCATTAGCGGTACCATCAGCGTTAAGCGTTGCAGGCTCTCCTGTGACCACAGCAGGCACCATTACTATTTCTGGGGCTGGGACTTCAAGTCAGTATATTGATGGCACAGGGGGCCTTCAAACGACTCCTACGGGTACTGTAACGGCTGTAACGGGAGTTGCTCCAATCACTAGCACAGGTGGTAATACGCCAGCAATTGCGATTACAGATGCTACGCCTTCTGCGCGTGGTGCTATGAGTGCCTCTGACAAAAGCAAGCTAGATGGCATTGCTGCTGGTGCGGAAGTAAACGTCAATGCTGATTGGAATGCTACATCAGGGGATGCGCAGATTTTAAATAAGCCGACTATTCCAGCCGCAGGAATTGCCGCAGTAGTCGATGATCCATCACCTCAGCTTGGTGGTAACTTAGATGTTCAAACTAGGGAGATAGATACGTCCACAAGCAACGGAAATATTATTGTTGCCCCTAACGGCACAGGTGTTTTGGAAGTCAAGGGTGACACGAACGATGGGGCAATTCAGCTTAACTGCAATCAAAATTCGCACGGGGTAAAGATTCAATCGCCTCCTCATAGCGCAGCCGCAAGTTACACGCTTGTTCTTCCTGATGACACAGGGACAAATGGACAGGTTTTAACTACTGATGGATCGGGCAACTTGTCTTTTACTACAGTAAGCGGTGGTGGAGGGGGAGTTACATCAGTTACAGGCACAGCACCGATTGTTAGTAGTGGAGGCAACACCCCTGCGATTAGCATAAACACAGCGACTACTTCTGTAAAAGGTGCTATGTCAGCAGCCGACAAAGTTCTACTGAATACAATTGCAGGAGCATTTGTTTCTGATGATGCAGGCGGTGCAAAGAATGTAGCCTTTGAATCTTTAGGAGGTATTTCTGCAAGCGCAGGCGTTATAGTTAGTATGCTGCAAGACACAACCGCAGACAACACCAACGCAAATAGCAAGGACTTTTTAGGTGTAGTGACAAGTACATCTGACACTTGCGTTATCAATGGGCTTGTTGAAATAACAGGGCAAATACCTAACGGTGCTACGGCAGGCAGGCCTTTATGGTTGGGTACTTCGGGTACATTTATTTCAGCAGCACCAACAGCTACGAACGCTTACGCTAGAGTTGTTGGTCATTATGTAGGTGCAATATCAGCAGGTTCTTATGGTGTTTTTTTTAACCCTAGTAATGACTGGATTCAAATTAGTTAATTATGGCAGAAATTTCAGGAGTTCCAACAGCTGACATAGACAACGTAGACGGGTTCTACACCACGCAAGGAGGTAGTGGTATCTCACCAAATAGCATACCAGCATCAGGAGTTAATGGCACACTATTGCTTGGGGGCAGTATAATACCTGCAAACCCTGCAGTAACATTAGATTATAATATCGGTCCTACGGCTTCAGTAAGTTTTGTAAAAGTTCAAAGTGGTGTAGCTAATACAGCCGACTCTAGTGCATTTTTAGGGCTTACATCTAACGGTGAATTATGGTATAATTTGCAGCCCAATGTAATTTGGAAGGCTTGGGCGACTGCTGATGGTACATGGCGTAGATATGGAACTGCTACAGATTACGATGATATAGCCGTAGATCCTGACGGTAACTGTTTTGCGGCAATACGCAGCGGTGATTTATGGTTTGTAGGTTATGGTGCTAGTGGGCAAAGAGGCGATGGTTCAACATCATCTACTAGCACTTGGGTTATAGTCAACAATTCTTTGACTTGGGCATCTGTTTCTTTAGGTATGCAAAAAATAGGTGCAGTAGATTCTAATGGTCATGTTTATTTTAGTGGAAGGCAGTACGATTATATGACTGGACAGGGTACTACTTCAGGAATTTTAACCACATTAACACGGGAACAAAATAGCCTGACAGGAGTAACTTACGTGTTCTGTGGTCCTTATAGAACTACCTTAATTATAGCAAGTGGGAATGTTTATGTTACAGGCAGGAATTATAATTATAAGGGAGGGGGATTGCTTGGAAGTGGGACTATTAATGGTCCATCATTGGGTGATAATAGCGGAGATTTTGTATCTGTCCAATGCAATTATTGGTGTTCAATGGCAATTACGACAACAGGAACTTTAAGGTTTGCAGGTTCTAATAGTTATAAAGCGCGTCCTGATGGTGGAGGTAGTCAACAAACAGCAGCTACGGCTTTTGATGTAATTGATGGTGGGGCTACAGGCTATACCTATTTTTACCTTGGCGGTAAAACATCAGATGGACAATTCCCTGTTTTTGCTATTAAGAATGGACAGCTTCAGATGGGTGGAGGTTCTTATAGTTATACCATAAAAGTAGTGTTAGGTTATCCGAGCAATAATAGTTGGGTGAACGTTGGTTATACAGGAGCAATATCTGCTGCTAGTAGCAAATATGTAAATGCAATATCATGGTAGACGGAGAATACAGAGTTATAGTTGACGAGAACACAAATTTTGAGCAAGGGTGGACTGATGCAGCAACACCTAATACGCTCTATAATTATGATCAAACTTCGCTCGATGAATGCGAAGAAATTGATGGCGTTTATTATGCTACCTATGCAACATGGATAGTCGAAACTGAAAGGGTTATTGAAATGGTTACTCCTAACGGAATAGAATTTGTTACTATACCAATTGGTGAATACGGGAAATTATGACTTATGAATTGATTAGTGTAGCGGTGGGTGCGGTGGGAGGAATAATCGGAACCTATGTGAAAATGGAAAACGAATTGACCAAAATAAAAAGCCGACTGCATTCTTTAGAGAAGCAAGAAACACGGGTACAGCAAAGCCTTGATGTGTTGCTTGATGGAGTCAACGAGATTAAAATCTTACTAGCTAAAAAAGGAATAGAATGAAACACGAATTGGCAAGACAAAGGTACTATGTCCAAATGTTTGGCTACGTTTGGTCAATGCGAGAATCTGATTTTGAGCAATTGTTGGTTGACGGAGCAAGTGGAATGTTTGAAAATGGATTGCGCAATAATTGGGAAGATTATTACAACGCTAAACTACTTAAAGGAATGATGCGTCGAGGGGAGTATGAAAGGAGAAACATTTTTACATTGCTCGATGCAGATAGACGAGATTTTGAGTATGCACTTGATGACTTTAATAGCGGCTATTTTGATAGCTAAAAAAGGCATTGAGTGAGAGAGATTAACCGCATCATTTTGCATTGCACAGCTACGCCAAAAAAAATGCAAGTTGACGTTGCTACGATCCGAACCTGGCACCAGGCTAAGGGCTGGTCAGATTGCGGTTATCATTATGTGATACACCAGGATGGCACCTGTGAAATAGGGAGGCCCGTAATGGTACAGGGCAGCCATACAAAAGGGCACAACGCAGATAGCATAGGTGTTGCCTACTGTGGAGGAGTAGATCCTGATTTGAAACCAAAAGATACAATGACTATGGAGCAGGAAATATCATTCTTGCACCTGGTCGATTCATTACGTACTACGTTTGGCCCATTAACTTTACATGGCCATAACGAGTACAGCCGTAAAGCCTGCCCTTCGTTTAACGTGCAGGAAAAATTTGAATTTTTAAAAATAAAAAAAGATGAACTTTCTAATTAATCACTGGGCAGAATTAGCCCTGGCCTTAATTACTTTGCTATCTACCTTGACAGCATTAACGGAATCGACACGCGATGATAAAATTGTAGCGGTGTTGTCCAGAGTGTTAAACGCAATCATTTTTGGACGCACAAAAACCAGGCAAAAGAAAGGCAAATAGCCGTATATTAGTCCTGGTTGAATCTTCTCCTTCATTGGTTTAGCCGCCTGTTAAGCCCCTTGCATTAGTTTGTAGGGGGCTTTTTTTGTGGTAATGTATCTATGTTTAGATTTTTTGCCCTATATTTGTATCAATGGAGAAGATCAAACCTTGGAACAGAGCCGACTATAACTGGTGGCTAAAGATGGCGATAGCTTTGGAGTCAGAACTTGAAGAGTGCAAAATTGCAAAAGCAAGTGATGGCCTGGAAACCCTATTGCAAGGCTGCATGGATATATGCAACAAACGCCTAGCGGAATACGAACGTATGCACCGCACGACAGGCGAAGACCTGATGAAGAAGTTCACGGAACTGATCAGGGACATGAAACAGTATTAACCAAAACCTATATAAAATGAAGGAACAAGACAAACTAGCAGGCGAAGCCGTGCAAAAAATTATTGACAGCACGCGCTTCTCGATTAACTATCACCAGGAAAAGCTGGTGCAAGAACAAGAAACTTTGGCTGGCTTATTAAGGCTAGTAGCAAAAACCCAAATCAAAGACAAATGAAAGACGTGTTAACCATTATGATAACCGATGATGTACAGTTAGAAATTGGTTATACTCATTGGGCTGAAATGAAGAGTAATGATTATGATGTACCGAACGATCCGTCTGGGCATGAAATCGACAGCATCAAATTTGTTAGCTGGGTAGGTACAGGAAAGGGTAACAAAGTGCGCGTAGAGGTGGACATCACAGGATGCAGCGAAGAGTTAGCCAGGGAATTAAACTGGGATAAAATAGAGCAATCAGTAACAGAACATATTGAAGAAAAATGATTAGTAAAATAACAGAGATTCAGGCCAACGGAACGTATGATAGCCCACATGGTATGCTGTACAAATTTATGTACACATTCGAAGATGGCGCAGAACTTAGCGCAAACCACAAAACAGCAAGCTGCCCGTTTAAGGCTGGCGATGAAGTAGAATACCAGGTCAACGGTAGCAATAGCTATGGCGCATGGGGCAAAGTGCAAAAGCCTGGAGGCTATACAGCACAGCCATCAGGCGGTAAAGTATCAGATGATACACAGAAACGCATTGAGCGATCTTGGGCGTTGGGCCATGCGGTGCAAATAATGGGACCGTTAAAGGCTGTAAATATTGACAGTGTAAAAGAGTATATGACACAGGCAGCACGCCTGGCAGACGTACTATTAAAGGCTAGAGATACTTTTCCTAAGTTTGAGATGGACGAAGTGACCAGGGCGTTTTGGGATTCAAAGATGGCTGAACCAAATGATATGCCTTTCTAATGGAGTATATCAAAAAATTTACAACGGAACTTCCAACGCTGGCAATGACTACAGCATACGGAAATGATTTGTACAGAAAAGAAAATGTACAAATGGAAACGCAGATTGAGATTAGCCCAGCGCATGATTTTGGAGGTTGTTTTGAAACCTTTGATTTAGAAACAGGTGGAGAAGATTTTTATGCCGAAGGAGTTTTGGAGATAGAAAAGGTAAATGGCAAGCTATCGCTAACTGGGTACGATGGTGTATTTGAATTACCAGAATACATCGTGGAAGCAGTACGTGAAGCAGGAATACAAATTGACTTGTAATGGGAAAATTAAAATCTACGCTGCCTGATTATCCTACGGTTGATTATGAATTTGATCCATCGTTTGAAGTCCAACCAATAAAAGTTTGGGCAATGGAACAGGCAATGAAAGTGACAGAAAAGAAAGGGCTAACGCATAAAGCATACGCGGAAATTTCGCGTGTGTTGGCTCAAGAATTATTGAACGAATTGAAAAAATTGAAATGAAGATGACTTTAGGCACATGGATTAAAGTAAATTTTGGCACGCACATTCGACTGAATGAAGCATTAGGACTAGGTAAGAACTCGGTAAATCGTTGGTATAATAGCGATCCAAAACGGTTCTTTATGTACCTACCGCAGATGGCTAAATGGTCTGATACGCAAGCCCAGGATTTAATTGATATGATAGAACAAAGGATTGAAGATGTTAAGGCTATCAGAGGCAACGATTGAAACCTTAAAAAGATACAGAAAGTATTTACTGTATAGGTATGTCAACACAGCACCTGACGATCCAAAGCACAAGGAGTATGGCGAACAGGCAGATCTAGTGGGCTATGAACTAAACAAGAGAACAGGCGAAACGAAGTACAAACTATGAAACAGAAGAACAGCCCAAGACAATTTAAGGGCGTGTGGATACCATCGGCTCTATACCTGGCTGAAGATCTAACCTGGAGCCATAAGTTAATGCTGATTGAGATTGACAGCTTTAGTAAAAATGGCCTTGAATGTTTTGTAAGCAATGAGCATTTAGCCGATCACCTGCAATTGAGTAAGAGTGGCACCGAGAAGGTTTTAAGGCAATTGGTCGATATGCGTTTGGTTCAGCGAGATAGGCGTAAAATTGGCAACGTGTACCGCAGGGTACTACGGGTGCTTACCTCCATAGAAGGAGATGTGCAGCCTTACTTGAAGGAGGTCACTAACCACCGCCAGGTAAGCACTACTAATACAAGGACTAAAACAACTACTAAACCAAAGAAAGAGGGGAAGCCCTCCACTGAGGGAGAGTGTATAGAATACTTTTTGGAATTAGGAATGAGTGTAGATGAGGCACAAAAGTTTTTGGATTGGTACGAGCAAACAGGATGGAAGCTAAAGGGAGGCAATAAAATAAAAGACTGGAAAGCCACTGCCCGAAATTGGAAACGTAGACAAAAAGAACACCAAAATGAAAAACGAGGATTTAGCCAGGACAACTTCAATTCTGAAGCCCTACACCGTTACGTTACTGAAGGATAATTTAGTGAGCGTAAAACCGCATGATGCCTGGAGCAAAGGAACCAATATCATAAGCGCATTAAAAGATAACCCTGCAATGATCAGGGGCTGGGTAATGTCAGAAGTGGGCAGGTTATGCAAAGAACTAAGTGCAAAGGCTACGATAAGCAGCGATGAAGAACTGATCTTTTGCGTGAACAGCATATTTGAAGAACACCCTACACTAAAGCTGGAAGAAGTGCGAGCCTGTTTTGATATGGTGCGCAAAGGGAAATTTGGCAAATTGTATGAACGACTCAAGACACCAGAAATATTAGAGTTTCTGCGTAGATACGAAGGCGAAATTAGGGTTGATATTTTAGAACGACAGATGGATACTACCCGATACGAATCAGAAAAGACAACTACAGAAAATATTGAGGCATCACCTATAAGGAAAATCCTTGAAGCATTGCCAGATAATGAACCGCCAAAGAAAGTTGAAGGTCATGGTTTAGGCAGTCGATTGCGCAAGAGGTTAGATGAATTTTCTCCAACAGATAAGGCTACGAAATGATTGGGTTTTTGATCTACTGATGCGTAAATTGCTACGTGAAAAGAAGCACCGAGGTTAAAAAACTGGATGCGGCAGTAAGTCGATATGTACGCAAAAGCAATGCAGATGCGAATGGTAACTGCTCTTGTTTCACCTGTGGAAAGTCAGGCAGTTGGAAGTACGAAATGGATTGCGGCCATTTTCAAACGCGATCAAAGTATAGTACCAGGTGGCTATACAAACCAGAGGAGGGGCTAGTGAATATGATGCCCCAGTGCAAGCATTGCAATTTAACTAACGGGGGCCAGCAGTATGCTTACGGTAAAAGGTTGGACGCGGTGTATGGTGCAGGCACTGCGGATCGCATTGTGCAATTATCAAACACGATCCAAAAGTTTACTACAAAGGAAATTGTAGAGATGCGCAAAGAGTGGGATAGACGTTTTCCAGAATGAGTTTGTTGCATACATGGATAGAAGAAAACTATGCTTACCTGGTAAGGCTGGCAAAAAAGCGTGTCGGCAGTAGTCTAGGGTGTGATTTGATTGGAGATTTGTGTGTGGTGTATTTAGAGAAACCAGATAAATACATTGCTTTAATCGAACGAAACGAGATGATGCGGTACGTGTGCCGCACCATTAACATTTGTGGCTTTAGCAAGAAGAGTAGATTCTACTACAAGTACAAGAAGCACGATGAGCAAATGGCACACGATTACCCACTTGTTTTGTTGAAAGACAATACTACAGAAATAGATGAAATAAACCATCAAGAAATAGAAAACCAAATTGAGGAAGTGTTTTGTATATTGCAGGAAATCAGATGGTTCGATGCAGAAGTATTTAAAGCATATCATCTTCATTCACATTCATTAAGCACATTATCAGATGCCACAGGAATCAGCAAAAACACCATCTACAAAGCAATCAAAACCGCGCAAGCGCACCTCGAAGAAAACACCGAAAGGATTAGGGGACACCGTGGAAGCGATGATCCCCGAAGTGGTGAAGGAGGTAGTGAACAAAATAGCGGGGGAGGATTGCGGCTGCGACAAACGGAAGGACTGGTTAAACAAACGGTTTCCTTACTTCAAACCTTTGAGCGATCAAGACAAGAAGCAATGGGTAGAACTTCTGGAGCCAGCACTTAGAAAAGATGTGCTGACTATGGCACACCAAGAAATCTTGATTGATATGTACGAAAGGACTTTTCGTAAGAGACATAAAAAGACAAGGTGCGGTAGCTGCGTTAAAGAAAGAATGGTTCAATTACAAAAAGCATACGAAGGTTCATGCGAATAATTACGGCAGGCATCCTAGATGGATACCAACGAAGGAAAGATAGAAGCGTTTCAATACGTTTCATCACACAGGAGAAGAGCAGCAGTGAGGTAGTAGAAATTGATGAGATGCTGGACACATTCGGCATTTTGTATTTTCGAGGAGAGGAGCAGATGAACGATGAAGAGATAGAAGAACTGGATGCGATCGAGTTAGATTTATATGATGAACCCAAAAGCCAAAGCGCAAGGCTACGTAATGTGCTGTACGTGCTTTGGAAACAACAAGGCGAACATGGGGACTTTAAGAAATTCTATAGGCAGAAGACTGAAGAGATTATTCAACATTTTAAAACTAAACTATCAGATGAGTAAAGCATCATACCAGGCTTACGAAGAGATGAAGCCAAAGGCAGTAAGCATAGAAACCCAAATCTATCAGTACCTGGAAAATACATCAGGTAAAAAGTTAGCAAGCATTTTAAGCGACTTAAAGCTAAAGCACCAGACAGCTACTTCTAGGCTCAGTTCTTTACATGATGAAGGAAGAGTAGTTATAAATGGAAACGGTGAGTACAGAACTACCTTTGCCTGGGAAATGGAAGGAGTAGTAAGACAAAGGGCTAAAGAGAAAAAAGTAAAGTGGCTAAAGAAAGGTGTAAAAAATGGATGGATCGTAAACGGAACTATAGCAGATGAGTGAAGAATACGAAAACGACAGCCTAGTAAGTGAATGCTGCGGATCAAACCAACACGGAGATAGCGACATCTGCGGATACTGCTATGAACATACTGAATTTGTTAGCTACCCAAAGTATGATGGAAACAAGTTAGGCCCAAACTATGATTACGCACCTACTCAAAAAGCATTGGGTAAATGGTTAAAGCAGGTATGTGATCTGGACTGAAAACAACAATAAAATACAATGGCATTTAAGAAAGGACAAAGCGGCAACCCGAAGGGAAGGCCAAAGGGATCACCGAACAAAGTATCAGAAGCAAGTAAGGAGTTGTTTCTAGACGTTATGGAGGGGGAACTAGGGCATATCGAGGAGTCGCTGGGGCTACTACGTGAAAGCAACCCAGAGAAGTACCTGAAGGCTTTATCAGGCTTGTTTCCTTATTTCATGCCAAAGCAAATTGAGTCAGAGATTACGATCAGCGAGGCACCCAAACCTCCTAGCTGGTTTGATGAAGTGTTAGATCGTGAAGACACAACAGGCGAAAACCCATTGACTGATGGATGAGGCAACAGCAACAGCAATTGTAGATAACAACTGCCTAATTGCAGACGGTTTAGATCATGGCATCATAGGAGTAACAGCAGGCGCAAATGTTCAAGCTGTTTATAGCTGCGCCATTCTTGTGCAGCAGTGGATGCTAGATGGCATGGAATCAGAAGAGGCCCTGGAGCATTTGCATTACAACGTACTAGGAGGCAGGCCCACTGGAGATAACGCGCCTGTATTTCTCGATGATTTGTGAAGCAGCCTAAATCATACTACGACGTACTGAATAGTAAGAAACGGATCGTTGCTTGTCAAGGCGGCACCCGTAGTGGGAAAACCATGTCAATTCTTACTGTACTGATTCAATGGTGTTACACTTACCAGGATGCAGGATACGTAATAGATGTGATTCGAGCATCGTTTCCTTCGCTGCGTGCGTCAGTGTATAGGGATTTTCTGGGCATCCTTGAAAGAGAAAAATGGTATGATGAACGCAACCATAACAAGACAGAAAACACGTATACTTTATTTGGTAATCTATGGCGTTTTATGTCAGCCGATCAGCCACAAAAACTTAGGGGCGTTGCTCGTAATTTTGCCTTTCTAAACGAGTGCAACGAATTGGATCTGGAAACCTTTCGCCAGGTCAGCTTTAGATGTACCAATAAATTGTTCCTGGATTGGAACCCGTCCGAAGAATACCACTGGCTTTATGATGAAATCATTACCAGGGATGACTGCGATTATTTCAAAACTACGTACCTAGACAACCCGTATTTAAACAAAGAAACGGTTGCAGAAATTGAGAGGCTGAAACATACTGATGCAAACTATTGGCGAGTGTATGGCCTAGGTGAACGCGGTAAATCAAAGGCTACTATATTTGAAAGTCACATATATGAAGAACTACCAGACAATGCAAAATTTGTTGCCTGGGGCTTAGACTGGGGATTTAGTTCTGATCCCACAAGCCTAGTAAAAATTATGCGAGTGGATCAAGATTTGTATATCCAGGAACAGCTATACACAGGTGGCCTAACTAACCAGGACATCATACAAGAATTGAAGCAGATTGGCATAGGTAGGCACGAGGAGATAGTAGCAGATAGCGCAGAGCCAAAAAGCATAGAAGAGATACACAGGGCAGGCTTTAATATTAAGCCAGCCAAGAAAGGGCCAGACAGCATACGCAAAGGAATAGACCTAATGAGAAGGCACAAGTTGTATATTCACAAAGAGAGCCTAGACACGCAAAAGGAATTTCGGAACTACAAGTGGAAAACAGATCGTAATAACCGTACGCTACCAGTTCCAGAGGATTCATGGAATCACAGCGTTGACGCGGTGAGGTATGTATGCTTAAACAAATTGCTGCGTAAAACAGGAACCTATACCATCCGATGAAAATATCATTACCAGAAGACTACACCGAAATATCGGTGCGGCAGTACAAAGAACTTTGGGCTGAATACGAGAAGCACCAAGACGCATTGCACGCACAACGCAGGGCTATTGAAATATTGTCAGGCGTAGAACGAAACACTTTAGCCGATGCTGCGTGGGAGGACATAGAAGAAGCAAGCAGTAAAATGAACTGGTTGCTCAGTGAACCTGATCCGTTTGTAAGTAACACGAAGGTGAAGCACCATGTCAAAATTGATAGCGTAGAGTACGGATTCATTCCCGACTGGACAAAATTAACGGTGGGTGAGTATGCCGATTTAGAAACGATGTGCAACCAGGGTATGTTTGAATACCTGGAGAAGATCATGTCGGTAATGTATAGGCCAATCACAAAATCCAAAAATGGTATGTACGAGATAGAAAGGTACGAGCCAAGCAAAGACAGAGAAGAGGCGATGCTAAAATGCCCGATGGATGTAGTAGTGGGTGCAGTGGTTTTTTTTTGCGACATAGCCGAGGTATTGTCTACCACTATGCAACCCTATTTAACAAAAGATCAGAAGCTACCGAAGAAGGGCAAGAGGATAAAGTACATTCGAAATGGGGATGGTACGGTTTAATGTATCAATTGGCCCAAGGCGATATAACTAAAATGAATCAGGTAGAACGTATATACATAGATGAGGCCCTTACATTTATGGCTTATGAAAAAGACCTTAACCTGCGCGATAAAGTGAAAATCTGATGTATACAATTGTAGACATAAACAACACCTTCGAGGCAATAGCTACAGAGCATAAGCAGCTAAAATCATTTGACACGGGCGGCCTGGATCGCATGGACGTAGATAAGCTGGACGTAAACAAATTCCCTCTGCTATACGCTCAATGCACAAGCGCAGATTTAAATAGCGGTGTTACGGTATTTACGTACGAGGTGATGGTAGCTGACTTGGTTATAGAAAAGCAAGAAGAATTTCTGACTCAGGTGTACAGCGAAACGTTTCTTATCCTAAATGACGTGGCAGCTAAATTTCATTTTGCAGTATATGACGGCAATACCACAGTAGATAGCAAATGGGGATTTGATTTACCGATTATCTGTGATCCGTTTACGGCACGTTTTGACAACCTACTTACGGGCTGGTCAGCGTCTTTTGAGATTCGACTGCCCAACGCTATCAATTTATGTGATGCCCCTTTCTGAGCCTCTAACACTAAAGATCGAAGTAGACGATGAAATCTACAATCTGAAGCTAACGCGCCTGCGGAAAGCTATGGATCGTTTGGGCGCAGTAGTAGTAGAAGAAGCACAGCAAGAACTAGATAAGCAGGGTAAAGTAGTCAGCGGTGAATTAAGAGATAGTCTGTATTACGTAGTAGACACGGGCAAAGATTCTATGACTTTAGAGTTTGCCGCAGGTGCTGCATATTGGGACTTTGTGAACCAGGGAGTACAAGGTGCAGGGCCTTATGGACCGCCTAAAAACCCAAGCGGAAAAGGCACGTTGCCATACGAAAACCGCGCACCAAAAAGTCCATACAAATTTGGGTCGGGCCAGGGTGGGCCAGGTAGCATTCGAGGTGGTATAGATCGGTGGGTAGTACGTAAACCTGTTGGACCTATACGAGATGCAAAGGGCAGGTTTATTCCGCGCAAAAGATTAGTAAGCATGATCACCTCCTCGGTTTGGAAGTATGGCATAGCCCCTTCGAACTACTATACCCTGGCAATTGATAAAGGGTACAAACAAACAAAAGCACGTTTAGCAGTCGCAGTAGGACAAGATGTAAATCAATACATTGAAGAAAATCTAGCTGGCACCTATACAATTAACATTGAACTATAATGGCATATACTGTTGAACAAACAACTACAGGAGTACAGGGAGCATGGGATGAACTTATCTATGTAGTACACGATGCTGGCCAGATTGCGCAACCAAACTATAGGTTTGTTTGCCAAGTAACTATAAATGGGGCTGTAGTAATTTCAATGAAGCAACTACCTAACAATGGCGGTGCAGCCGTATTTGAAATTAGCGATATAGCTAAAGCGTATGTGCAACAAGATGAAATGCCTTTTGGACTTGGTTCTACCTTACTTAATGGAAATTACGATCCTACGAAGATCTTTGCTCTGAACACATCGGCTTTAATTACAGTCACTACAAATTTTGGTTATGAGTATACAGTCACGGCAGGCCAGCCTCCTGTTGAAGTAATTGAACCAGGAACTACGCAAAGCGTTTTTGTAGTAAACGGTTCTTTTCAGACATCAAATTCTAATTTGCCATTGCTTACAAATGCTGCTAATCAATACAAAATGCTGGCCGATCGCAAGTATTTTTTATCTGACGCTGCTCTTGGATATGGTACGCTAGTCAGGTACCCTGTACAGTATTCAACTTTTTACAAATCGAGGGCAGCGTTAGCATTTTTAAATGGCGATGATGTTGGATCTTCAGGTCCTGCATATATGCACATTACATACTACAATGAAAATACACTGTTAGGCACGGGTTATATTGAAAACTCTACAGCTAATGGAGGGAAGGCACCAGCCGCAGGTTTGACGGACGAGCAAAGCCTTTTGTACGTAGGAACAGGTCCTCTGAATTTAGATGCTCAAACGATTGACAATACCTTAAGACCATCACAGCATACAGGCTGGACGCATTACGATATACAGATGGCTAGTAGCACAACACTGGCAGGTAATGAAAGAAGCATTATTTACAGATTTGAACGCTTACCCTGCACAAGATTCATGGACAGTAATTACCAATTATATTGGTGGAATAGCAAAGGAGGAGTCGATGCGCTACCGTTTACGGGTAAATCAATGCAAAGCCAGGAGATGAAAAAGTCAGCGTATCGAACATCAGGAGGCAATAGCTTTAGTGCTACTGGCATTGGTTACAATGACTATATCAAAAAGAGTTACCAGGGAGGAATGCGATCAGGCCGAATCCAGACAACTACAACCCTAGAATTAAGTACAGCAAACGGTGATCCAGAGATATTAAAACCTTTGATTCAGTCGCTGTTAAATTCTGAACGTGTTTATCTTAATGGTAGAGATTTGGGTTTTTCTGAACCGACTGGTCAATTTGAAGGAACTGTGCAGGTAGTAGTTAGAGAGAGCCAGATTAGATATACAAAGGCCGTTAATGATGGCCTGGAAAGTTATAAGGTAAACGTTGAAATTAGCCGAAGAAGGCCCAACGCATGAACGAAGTACAACTATTGGTTACTCCACAGGCAGGAGGCAATCGTATTTTACTGGATAGCCCAAGCATACCGATCGAGTTAAATATTAGCTACTGGGATGCGGCAAAGCCTTTTAGCACTAGAAGCCCACACACCTTAAGTTTTGTGTTGCCTTTCTCCAGGGCTAACGACAAATTCTTTAGTTTCTATTTTAACGCAAATGCCACAGACGGCACGTTTGACGCAACAGTAAGAACGGAAGCGGTAATTTATGCAGATGATCTTCTGATGATGGAAGGCGTGTTACAACTGCACGCAGTAAAAGATGGGTATGAAGTAGGTGTTCTTGAGAAGATCGCTAAGGTTTTTGATGTAGTCAAGGGCATGACTTTTCCCCAGCTATTTACTACAGATGCTGGCACTATAGATACGGATCTTGATCATGCTCTAAACTGGACAAACGTAAAACTTAGCTGGAACACTAGCTTTGACATTACAACAGGATCGGTAGGGGCTGGTACCATTGTATACCCACTAGCAGATTCAGGTGCAGGGCTTGGCTATAATAGTCAAACAGCAGGCACGGGTTTAGGCTTTTATTACAACCAAGGATTTAATGGTTCTGGCGTTGTCGATTATGGGATGAACGATCAGACTTTGAGCGTATTAAATATGAAGCCAGCAATACGTATTGCTTACGTATTAGAGTACATTTTTAAACGAGCAGGTTACACCATTCAGAGCAACTGGTTGCAAAGTGCAGACGCACAAAAGATTTATATGTTCTTAGCCTTAGATCGCTTCAGAGCGACAGGCCGTGTGACTTATGGGTTTAGGGTTGGGATTAGCCAGGACTTGCTGCTCCAACCAGGCGATAGCAGTGTATGGCATAACGTATCGTTTACAAATGAAAGCACTAGCCCGTTCTATGATCCTGACGGATTAATTCAAAACGGCTTGTTCCAGGCTCCGTACGATGGAGTTTTTAATGTGGCTACGACATACGTAACAAACACAACTACAGGCACTGCTGGGCAAGGTTACTATTTTTATGTTCGTGCATTGATTAACGGCAATGCAATCGTAAACGATCAGACAGGCATAGGATCTAATCAAGTCGAGACAGTACACAATCATACGTTTAGCCTACAATTACAAGCTAATGATCAGGTAACTTTCTATGTGGCACACACAAATGCCAGCAATGCAGTAACTGTTAAAGCATTAGGAACGAATGCAAGCACTAATATTAACCTTGAAAGTTTTGGTTCTAGTAATCAGTTTGTAGACGTATCAGAAAATTTTCCCAGTGTAAGTGTAGACAAGTGGCTCAAGGCTATAATTGAAAGATTTAATCTTGTTATAGTCAGCAAGTTGGATTCACCTACCGTAGTACAGATTGAACCCTGGGTAGATTGGTGGGCTGAATCAAATGATCTTATTGACTGGACAGAAATAGTGGACCAGGATAGTATAAAAATTGAACCTACTACTAAACTGCAAAAGCAGTCCTACATATTTAGCGATGCGGAAGGATCAGATTTTCTAAATTCCTGGTGGCAGCATAACTTTGGATGGGTTAAAGGAAAATACACGTATTTAAACACGAATGACTTTGCGACAGGGACAAGCAAAACAGAGGAGATATTTCAGCCCCTTCGTAATCGACAGCTATTTTCAAACGTAGCGAATACAAACCCTACTGTAGTTCCTAATGTTTTGCTGCCTTGTTTCTGGAGTTGGCACGATGGCTCAGAAAGCAGTATGTATGCAAAAGAATTTACGAGTTGCAAGCCAGTTCTAGCATATTATAACGGATTGCAAAGTATAGGCAACGGGGCAACTTTTGTATTTGGCGGCACAAATTACACTACCTATCCATATTTTTCAGAGTATAACGAAGTAGGAGTTTCTCTTTCTACCAAGAGTTTAAACTGGGGCTATGACTGGCCCGATAATTTTAATGCGCCTTTTATTAGTGGGTTAACATCTGTGGGTAACACTTTAGACTATGCGTTCTATACGTACTGGTCACAGATGTTTAATGAGATATACAGCCAAGAGGCACGGATCATGACCTGCCGTATTAACCTGAACTACAGCGAGTTATATAATCTAAAGTTTAACGATAATCTATATTTAGATGGTACCGTCTGGCGCGTACTATCTATAAGTAATTACGCAGTAGGGAGCAATGATTTAGCAAATGCGGTATTGTTAAAGGTGATTAACAAGCCGAATGGTAGAATAAGCAATGAATGTAAAAGCAAGCCTGGCAGTTTTAATACAGATGGCACAGTAAACTTTGTAAATGCAGATGGTGCAGGAGTTGCTGCTACCGAACCGTGCTGTACTTTGCATGGTTACGTATGGGATGAAACAAAGGCCGTTTGTTTTTGGAGGCCGCCCGATGGTGGTGGGGGCGGTGGAGGTGGAGGAAATGGAGATGGCGGTGTTGGTGGTGATAGTAGCAATCCTGGAAAGAATAACGAAAGTGGACAGCCGAATGCGGTAGATCAATCTTTTCCTAGATCAATCAATAGCACACCATTTGCACAAAAGGGAATCGTAGGATCGACAAATGAAGTACAGCTAACAGCAGTAACAATTGGAAGCGCAGCCCGTCCAGCGGTCAATGTTTCTCAGCAGCAACAGTTTCAAGTTCCTTTAGACACCATAGTTTATGTGCAACTTGATGCAGTGTTTGTAGAAACTGGCGGTTCGGCAGGTACAATCGGCAAAGCAAATACAAGCCAAATTCAAGGTACTATAGCCAACACCAGGACTGGGCCTTCTCAAAAAGCAATCACTAGAACAGTAGGCAATACACTGCTAGTAGCTGAAAATAAAGACACTGGAGTATCAAGCAGTATTGATATTGTCAAACTGCAAAGCAGCGATGGAGATAGTTCGTTCTACCGTATTGAATGCACTGGACCTGCCAATGTAAATGGCAACTGGTTCATCAATATGAAAACTACGTCAATGCAAATGTCAGGCACAACGGATACTGTAGCCAGGGCCATTTGGTACAATTTAGATCCTTCTGTAGTAGAGACAGGTAATTTAAATCCTGCTGAAACAATGTACTATAATTTACCGCTATGAAATATTGGATTAACGCAGTGGGCTATGGCATACCAACCAGCATACGATTATCAAAAACGTATATATATAGTGGGCACCCAGTCCTAGCGCGATGGTATGGCAGGTATAAATTTAATAACCCAACCATTTACAAGATGGGATTAATTCTACGCAATGGCGAACACCCTAAACATTAACATAGTCAGCACTGAAAAAGCTACTGGCCCCATTAAGAAAACGACTAGGGCCGTTCGTAACCTGGGCAAAGAAACAGAAAGGGTAGGAAAGAAGTCAACCAAGGACTTTTCGCAATTTGGCGATTTGTTTAGCAGCCTTTTGCCGCGTGGATTACAAAGCACTGTTCGTGGATTTAAAGGCGCACAACGGCAGATCGGCAGGCTATCGAAGAGTTTCACTGCTCTTAAGGGAGCCATTGCAGCTACGGGCCTAGGATTGCTTGTAGTGGCATTGGGAGAGATAGTAGCGAACTGGGATGCTATATCGGGATCAATTACGAGTGCAACGGACGAAACCAAAGAGCAAGTAAAGTATGGCCAGGAGTTAGTGGAAAGCAGCAAGGAGCAGCTAGATAACATATCTGCACAGGAGAATATCCTAAAACTACAGGGTAATACAGAAGAAGACATTCTAGCAATGCGCATGGCTGCTACAGATGAGGCCATTGCAGCGCAAAGGATTATGATTGAGTCTTTAAAAACGCAAAAGGAAGAACAAACTAAAGCAGCACAAACAGCAAGTGATGTAGTAGCAGGTCTTTTAATGTTTATTACTGCGCCAATAGCAGCAGCATTAGTTGGTATAGACCAATTAAGTGCAGGATTGGTAAGGATTGGTCTTTTAGCAGAGAAAACAAATTTAGCAGAAGGCTTGTATAAAGGCGTTGGTGATTACCTTTTTGATCCTAAAGGCGTAGAAGAAAGCGGAGACGAGGCAATTAAGAAGGCTGAAGAGGCATTATTAAAGCTGGAGAACCAACGCGCAGGATATACACTACGCGCAAAGGATAACGCGCAAAAAGCGGAAGATGAAGCACAAAGAGTAAGAGATAAAAATGCGGCAAAAAGAGAAGCAGATGCTGAATTTAGGGCTGCAAAACTGCTGGCCATACAGCGCGATCTGGAACTTAGAGGTATAGAAGATGAAGAAGCTAGGGCCAAGCGTAAACGTGAAATGCAATACAAAGATGCCCAAGCAGAGTTAGAAGCTAGAGACGCTGGATATGGTGAATTACTTGCTTTGCAACGTCAGTACGAATTAGATACTGAGGAACTGACGGAACAGTTTAGGATAAAACGTGAAGAACAAGCAGAACGGGATGCTGCAAAAGCAAAAGCCGATGCGGAAAAAGCAAAGGATGATGCACTAAAAGCTGATCAAGATATTGTACGAGGCAAACAAGAAGCCTTGAGTTTGCAAGAGCAGAACGTCATGAACACTTTGGACACGATCCAAAGCCTGAATACGCTGTTTACAAAGAAAGGAGAGAAGGACAGCAAGCAAGCATTTGATCGACAGAAAAAATTAAGCATAGCAGAGGCTTTGATTAGCACGTATTTCTCGGCACAGAAGGCTTACACCTCTCAATTTATGCCAGTGCCTACAGATCCTACGGCACCATTACGAGGTACATTGGCAGCGGCAGCAGCGGTAGCGGCTGGCCTGGTAAGAGTAAAGCAAATAAAGAACCAGGAATACAACGGAGGCAGCACTGGTGGAGGAGGTGGAGGAGGAGGAGGCACGCGAGGAGGCTTTGGCCCAAGCCCAAACATTCAAACACCGTTACCAGCCAGGTTAGATACACCAGACAGTATGCAGGCTTATGTAGTACAGAGTCAGCTACAAGGACAGATGGCTATGGCATCGAAGCTAGAGGAGCAAACAGTTTTGTAAACAGTAGTATATACATTAATATGGGAGCAGAAAGAAAGTTAGTAGAATTGATTATAGGTGATGAAACCGAAGGGTTGCCAGTTGAGGCAATCAGCTTGGTAAAATTTCCTGCAATCGAAGAGAACTTTGTGTTTTTTAGTAAGGGCAAAGATACCCTGGCTTTAAGCCTGGCCTCTATACAGGAAGATAAACGCACGCTTATTGGGCCTGCTTTAATTCCTGATAAAGAAATCCCACGATTTGATGATGACACAGGCGAAGAATACGATGTTTATTTTTCGAATGACACCGTACGCCTGGCATCGGAAATGTACATGATGAACAGCCGAACCAATGCACACACCTTTGAGCATCAGCGGCCTGTTGAAGATGTACACGTAGTAGAAAGCTGGATCGTAGAAGAACCTTCTATGGACAAAAGCAAGCACTACGGAATGGAAATGCCGAAAGGTACTTGGATGGTACGAGTGCAAGTAGCAAACGATGAGATGTGGGAAGAAGTCCGCAACGGATCTATTCGCGGATTTTCAATCGAAGGTTATTTTATTGATCGGGTAGAGGAGATGAGCGAGAGGAAACCGAAGAAACGGTTAAGTAAGAACGATGAATCTTTGGCTCACAAACTCTGGAAGCAGGTAGTAAGCCTAATGAGTAAGCGTGCTTTTTATAGCGAAATCACTTTGGATAACGGCATCGTTCTAAGTACAGAAGATGAAGCCTTTGGCTCAGGATCAGCAGTAAAAAAAATAAACGCAGAAGGCAACCCAGAAGATATGCCTAACGGCAAATACAAAACTGAAGCTGGGTTAGAACTAGAAGTATTTGATAACGTGCTTATTGAATGGGACGGTGAGGTAGAAGCCGTTGAGGAAACCCAGGTTGAAACAGAGAACGATGAGGTGGTAGAGATGGAAAAGGTAGAACTGGATATGCAGAAGGTTACATTTTACCGCCATTACCTCAAAGCCAAATACAAACAAAAATTTGGTTAATACACTATTAATAGATATATTGCAGCAATGAACGATCCAAAAGACTATATTATCTGGTTTCGCACAAATGATGTGACTAGTGATGATTTTCAACTAGCACCTTTAACTTACAACAGTTGGGACGATTTCCAGGATGCTATTGGAGCAGAGAAAGAAATGCGAGGAAGCGATGATTGTGAACCTGTAGATTGGGAGGGATTTTTGGACCGAGATATTGTCGATTATGGTTTGGATGAAGGTGCATGGGATGGGTACAAACAAATGTTTGAAACTGCTGATTTATTAAATGTTCAGTTATCTGTACTGCTATTAATCAAAGATGATTTTGGGTGGGATTCAGATGAATTTCAAACACGATTTGACGATGCATTTATGGGGCAATTTACCTTATTAGAGTGGGCCTATCATATCGTTGACCAGATTGGACTGAGCGACGACCAAGCAGAGAATTATTTTGATTACGAGAAGTTTGGAAGAGACTTAGAGATTAGCGGAGATTTGTCAATGATTATAATTGATGAATGGGAAGATAGATTTGACAGCTACGAACAGGCTGAAAAAGAATACGACGATCTAGTAAGCAGGGGAGAAAAAAAGGTTGGTGAGTGGTACGTCTATGATTACTTAGGAGACTTGACGGAATTAGGAGATAAAACAATAGCAGATTATTTCGACTATGAAAAATTTGCAAAGGATTTAAGTTATGAATACGATCAGTACGGAACGCCCAGCAATCCAGTTTTGATTTATACAAACGCATAATATGGCATACACTGCACAAGACTTTTTAGATGATTGGGATGTCAGGGTACAGGATTACCCTTATGCTGGGGCACCTACTTCGTATGGTGTAAGGATATACAACGAATGCACGGGTGAAGAAATTTACGGTGAGGTATGGGTTGAAGATGATGGACAATACGACGATGTTCTTAGAGATGAATTAGACGACATAATGAGCGATTGCGAAGCGATTGTTGAGACAATTAGGTTTTTATGAAACAACAGAAAAATGTTAGTAGTAATTAAAGGATTATCATTTGATGAGGTACACGATTACCTAGACTCACGAGGTGCAGGTGAAGGTGACCTGGATATTTACATTGATGATTACGGATATGCAGATGCAGACGCTGGGGATATGCGCAGCATGGTTGAGGTAACAGTAAATGATCCTGACGAAGAAGATTTCCTGTATGAGGTTATGGCAGACTTGGAAAATGAAGAGCCAGACGCAGAAATTAGTTACCTTTAAAAAACAGAGATATGAACGTTACACAAAGAGAATTAGATGTTTTTATTGACGAAGTAGAGCGTCTAGGTTATAGCGTGAGATACGCAGGCATTAATGGTTTTGGAAACGGTGAAGCAACCATTGACAGAAACGGTGCAGGCGATCCATTGGAATGGGAGTATGACATTAAAGACATTGTGTGGGACATGGAATTGCGGGATTATGACATAACAAGTTATACCCAAGAAACTATCGTGATCACCTTGTTCTAAACAACAGAGATATGTTTAAATTTTTTTTAGAATACAAAGAGAGCGAATCATTAGCCGTAGAAGAATTTATGGCAGATGTTTATTCTTTTGAAGAGTACGATGTGGATTATGAAATGGGTACACTAATTATCTATACTAATGTAGAGCCAACGTATTTAGAGGAAGATATTTACGCAGGAACGGGTAATTACGCAGTCAATTACGGCAGAGCATAAACAACAGAGATGAGGACAGACCTATATATCAGTAAGGAAAGGCGATACGATTTGCTGTCGGCTTTGCTATTGGAATATGGCAAAGATCCTTCTGTTGGGCAAGATCGGTTTGAGTTTATAGAACTGCTTGCTGAAATCACAGCATCGTTTTTTAATGATGATGGTATGTCAGCACAAGAAGCCATTGACTACGTAGAAGACAGCGTTAGTTATATGGGCATAGGATTTGGAAGAGAAGATTACATTGATGATTTTCTCAATGATTTAGATTACATCAGAAGAGCATAACAACAGAGATATGGAATTAGTAGTGCAGGATACAATATACTATGTGAACGAAATTATTGATGATTACACAGTCAATGAGTTGTATGAAGAACGAGGCAATAATTTTGAAAGCGAATACTATGACCATTTAGTGTTTAGTATTACTAATTATCGTGACGACTCAGTTAGGATTTTTAAGAATATTGTAAATGATATTGTAAACGATATTGAGCGAAAAGGATATGTTGTTTTTGACGTACAATATGACCGTCCTTACGCAACAATAGAAGTGTCAAAAGATTAAACAAAAGAGATATGGAAAATTATTTAGGACAATACATTGCTGACATTTTGCGTGATGCGTCAAGAGGAGTGTACAAAGACATTTACAGTACAATGAACATTACCGATGCTACTGATGAAATTTCAGAAGATTTTGTAGCAGCTATGGAAAATGAAATTGAAAATTTCGTTGACGATTACTTGATGAATAGATTTTAAACAACAGAGATATTGTATAGAAACCCACTGATCAGTAGAATTTGGGATGGATTCACCAACTCAGCACAGGATGAACTTCTGGCTATGATTGAGGAATTTCGCCTGGACTATGCCTTAGAAGATACATTCTTGTATGGGTTAGACATTGTAGAGGAAGCAGTCATAGAAGAGGACTATGAAAAAGCGTATGGAGTATTTGAAGATATATACCCAATAGCCATGCGCAGAATTGATGTAGAACTATTTACAGAACTTTTAGGCGAGGCATTCCTGGCCATTTAATAAACACCCGTATATATATAGATATGGCAAGACGCAAATTTGATGAAGAGGTAGTGGAAGAAACCACAACCGAAGTAACAGAAACCGTGAGTGAAGGCCCCGACACGCACGAGCAATTCGTAACAATCCTTGTTGATATGGGGCTATCAGCAGAACAGGCAGAAGCCGTGCATTCAATGGCAATGGATCTAATAAATGCAGGTGGAGTCGAAGAAACAACAGAAACTGAAGTGCAAGAAGAAACTAAAGTAGAAGCCAGCCGTGCCCGTCGAGGCACAAAGCGTAGCAAGTACGCACGCAATGCTGGACGTAGTGAATCACCTCGTCGTTCACGACGATCGGAGATGAGCCAAGAAGATCGCACAGAGCGTCGAATGCGACGATTGATGCGACAAAACGCTGACTTGAAAAAGCAGCTAGTTGAATTGGGCGCACGACCTGCCGCCCAGCCCCTACGCAACCGTCCAGATGTGCAAGCCCCACAAGGCCCAGCATTGAACGCGCCCAAAGGAGCAACCGCGCAGGCATTAGAAATGATTAATAAACTTCGGAACACATGAGTTACCCAGTAACTACACGACGATCAATGCGTCGACGCAATTTTGACGTAGGTCAAGGCCCAACAGTCAGCCCAACTACTACGTACGCAGGTGTACTTAGTACGCCTTTCGTTGCACCAGCACTTAAATTGGCTGACACATTGAATAAAGGATTTGTACGTCAGATTGACGGCATCCAAAACAAAGCAGTAATTTCTAACTTGTCATCCAATACAAACGTAATTCAAGCGGCCAATTGTGATTGGGCTGATGGAAACGATTTGATTTTGGGTGAACGTGTTTTGGAACTTACTGACCTTGCAGTAATGGAGGCTCTATGCCGCAAAACACTTCTGCCTACATGGGCTGGAATGACTGGCGCACGGGAAACTATGGGTGCAGGATCAGCAGAATTTCAAGCGTTTGCTATCGCAACTGTTGCAGGATATGCAGCACAAGGCGTAGA